CTGGTTCGGATTTTTTGCAGTTGCTTGTGCTGTACCTTTCATCCATCTTATAAATTTAGGACTTGTAATTAATGTTGATATAGCTACAGGAGTCATAGCAATAGTTGCTGTTGCAGTTCCTGCCGCTGTAGCTGCAGGTTGCCCACTAAAAGCACCATAGGTTATCAAACCTCCTGCAGTCATTAAAGAACTCATTGTGCCTAAAGTTTGCAAAATTGTAGCAGTTTTGGATACGTTTTCTGCTTTGCCTTTTTCAACAGCTACATCTAATATTCTAACAAGAGAGTTAAGTTCTTTTGTCATTTCATTATATTTGTTTGCACCAAATAATGCCTGCTTGGCTTTTGGATTTAGTTTTTTCCAGTTAGTTAAAAATGTTGCTGCTGAAAAGTCTTGTCCATTTTTATATCCCATTCTCCCTAAAACAGTAGCTGATAAAGCACCTCTTTGCTCTGCATTAAGATTTCGTAGAATTGAGGTTATTCTTGTTGCACCTCCATCGCTTCCTTGCATTGCAAAATCAAAAACTTGTGATCCTAATTTTCTTTTGTCAACTTCATCAAAAACTTTTCTTACATTTAAATTATTATTTAGCTTTGTGTATCTATCTGCTTTTGTAAGCAAAGAAAGTGCTTGTGAATTATTAGATTTACTAACAGCACTGTTCATGTCTTTTGTTAAAGCTGCATAAATAGATGATAAGTATTCGTCACCTTGCTTTGCAACTCTTACTTTACCTTTTATTGGCCCTAAATTTTTACCTATCTGTGTTCTAATGCCTCTTAATATATCTAGTGACAGAGCGTTATTATTTGCACTAGCATCCCTAAGTATTGCATTTATTTGATTTATAGCAGGTTTTATATTTTTTCCCAAAGTAGATGGTGCAAGTTTTACTTGTTCACTAAGCAAATCCTTTAATTGTTTTAAATTTGTTAAATCACTAGAAACATCACCTGCCGCATCATAGGCTGCTCCATAAAGAACATTCTGCCTTTTTATAAAATTTTCTCTTGCATCTGCAACTGCACTTTGAATTAAAAAACCTGCTTCTTCTTTACTTTCAGCAGCAGAACCAAATTTTCTTGTAATTCTCTCTGAGGCATTTTTTAAAGAATCTAAAACAGTATTCCTTTGTTTTATTATTGCATCAGCAGCTAATGGATTTCCAAGCAAAACCTCTTCTATGTTTGCCAAAGACCTTCTATTACTCAATAAACCGAATGTTGGTTCAATGCCAAGTGTATAAAAATCATTTAATAATTGACCAGGCTTGATACCAGAAACCATTTCACCACCATATCTAAATAGGTTTCTAATTCCATCCATACCAATATCACCAAGTTTGCCTGCAGCAAATTCAATGGCTATATTTTTTGCTGATCTTTTTGTTTCATCAACAAACCCTCTGTTTGGAATATTTACACCTGAAGTTATGTCTACAGCTACATCATAGGCTCTTGCAAACATTTCAGAACCTAAAGCTGCCCCTGCAGGTACAGTATATATTTCTTCTGGAGTTAAAGCTTGTGGCCCTGCTTGTCCTGCTACTGCGGCAGCTATTCCTCCTGCAATACCACCTGCAGCAGAAGTTACATCTCTACCACTTTCCATAATATCGCCTGTATCTACAAATGGAAACTCACTTCTGAAAAAACCAGGCTTGTTATATATTTCAAGTTTACCATTATCAACGTAAAAGAAATTATCTCTTCCAACATCATCTAATGAAACACCCAAACTTTCTTTTATTTGTGGGTTAGAATCAAACATTTCTTCTGCTGTATAAGATTGAGGATAAAACTGTTTTAGCACCTCTAATTTTTTTTCAGGTGGTGCTTGCCCAACGGCTCTTCTGACAGCAAATGGTGAGCCTTGCATATTTTTAAAATTAAGTTCCATCAACCTGTTCCTGGTAAAGTTATATTTATTGAATTATTTTGTGATGCTTTTGCCTTTTCTGGTAATTTAATTTGGTTTATATTTCCTAAATCTCTACCTTTAGAAAACTCACTAAATCCAGAATTTATTTCTCTAATTAATCTTGCAATTCTATCTCTTTGTGTGTCATCTCTTGTTGTAATTTTTGGAAATACTTGGTTCTTATACAACTCAACTTCTTCTTGATTTGCTGTTGCACCTGTTCGATCTCTTAATCTTAAATCAATAAGATTAAGTAATGCATCATTAAGTATCTGTGCTTCACTACCTGCAATGGCTCTTCCAAGTTCGTTTCCTGCTGCTACTGAAACTATTTTATTATAGTCACCACCATATAAATCACCTTTAAACATAATATCTATAACTGTTTGTAAATCTGCAGCGGCACTTGCATAATCAGAAACATAACTTGCTTCTTGCTGTGTAAGTTTTTGAACCTTTTTGCCAAGAACTTCAGGGCCATCTTGTTTTTGTGTTTGATCAACAGTTGCAGTTTGATCATCTTGTTGTTGTGATCCATCTGTAGTTGCAGTTGCAGTTTGACCTGTTTGTCCACCACTTAATATTGATAATATATCTAGTCCAGGTTCTCTTACTGTGATTTGATTATTGTTTGCATCAAATGTTGTATATATTCTTGGGCGTTTTAATTGCTCAGCTAAAACATTCATTGTCTGCGTTTGAAGTTCTGTTCTATTATCTCCTAAATTAAATAATCTTTGTATTTCTTGCCCTGCTAACGCTTGAAATGATGTGCCTAATGGCTTTGGTGCTTGACCTTGATTTACAAGAATTAAATCACCATTTGCTTTTTGTTGATATCTCTGACCTCGTGTAGTGTCTAAACCTAATTGATTTGCTACTTCTGTTGTTAAATTAGTAGTTTTACCTAGTTGTGCTTTTGCACCTATTTGTTGCAATGCTGCCTCTTGTGCAACTCCTGCCGTAAGTGCCGCTTCAGGGTTAAATTGTGCCAATGCCGCTAAAGCAGGATTATTCTCTAAATTAAGATTTTGTAAGGCTGAAGTTAAATTTTCCTGTCTGGTTGTCTCCTGCCCTTCTAATCTATCTAATGCCCTCTTCTGTAGCATTGCACCAACAAGACTCTGTGACAGCCTTCCTATACCTTCTAATGGTGTTCTTACTGGGCCACCTCTCATGCCTTGCTGTAGTAGTGCATTTGATAATGTGTTTCTTGGGTCTAACTGAAAAGCACGATTAAGGTCTTGGAACTGAAATGATGGCCCTTGCCCCTGTGCCATAGGTTGTGCCATTTGCTGTTGAGGTTGTTGCATAGGCATCATGTTTGCTGCGTTTCTATTTGCAGCCATTGCGCCACTAAAAGGCTGTACTTGTTGCATCAAAGCTTGTCCAAGATTTAATTGATCAAGCTGTGGAAGTGGTATTCGTCTTTGTCCAAATGTTAATCCTGTTGTCATCCTTTACCTCAATAAATATGCAGAACCGAGTGATCCTGCCAGATCAAATAATCCACCTAGACCTGATGCTCTATCAGCCATGCCCTGATTAAATGCATTAGCTGCCGCACTCTGAGCCAACGTATTTGCACCTAATGTATTGACCGCACTTGGAGCAAAGAATGTCGGCCTTTGTATCTGTGGGCCACCTAACAAAGCTGCTAATTCATTAAACTGTTGTCCTCTCAATCCAACACGTTCACTAAGTTGTGCTTGTCTTGCCATGTTGTTGAGTTCATTTGCTCTTAACTGATCAGCTATTTGTTGCTGTCTGGCTGCGTTCTGTTGTGCAACATTTGCGGCTTGTTGACCAAATGCCTGTTGTTGTCCTGCAAGACCAAACTCACCTTGTGCTGCCGCTTCTCTAAATAACTGTCCTCTGGCTGTTGATGCCTGACCAAAAAGCCTTGAAGCTTCCTGCCCTCCTGCTACATCTGCCTGTTGTGCCAACCTTTGTTGTTGCTCTCCCTGTTGTCTTTCTAATCTGTCTATTGCAGAATTATAAGCTTCACCACCAATAGGCAAACCTCTATCAGCCAGGTTCTGTTCAAGTGCTTCTCTCTGTCTTGTAAACTCAGGCTGTAGCAATCCTAATTGTCTATCGAAAACAGATTGCGTTACCTGCCGTCTTGTATCTTCAAAGTCTGTTGGAAGTGTTGGTAGATTATCAGGAACATTTAATGATGTAGGGCCAGTTCCTGCACCTGGCAACTGTGATTGAAATGCAGGTAAGTTTGTTGCATCCTGAAACTGAAATTGTGGTAAACCTTCTGTAAAATCAAATGGTGTTTGTGCAGCTAACTGATCAAACTGTTGCCCTGCTTCTGTGGCTAATCCCAAACCCAGTGCTTCCTGCTGTGATCTTAACTGACTTTGAAAAGGTGTTTCCTGTGTAAAAGCAGCAGCCAATCCATCTTCTGGAACTTCACCTTGCACAAACTGTCCTTGATCTCCTACACTGCCAAACAGCAGATTACCATAAGGCGTAAACTGTGTTATCCTGTTCTGTGCAGCATCCTGTTGGATTAACTGGTTTGGGTCTGGTACTGGGGGGGCTGTCGGTCTTGATTTTCCCATTTTTTATTTTCCTTTATTTTCAACCATTTACATTCATTTCTTAACATACCAAGTAAAACAGCATCATCTGGTGGGAACATCTGTCTCAATGTACCTTCCTTCTGAAAGCCTAGTTTTTCTGCTAACTTGATAGATTGTTTGTTACCATCTTTGACAGTAACCAAAATTCTGTGGCAGTTGCATTGTACAAATGGATAAGCAAACAAGGCATAGAGTATTTTTCTGTTACACCAATTCTTATCTGTTATAGCTATACTTGCTTCTATCTGACCATCTCTTAAA